TACTCTTTTTCATCCCTAGGTTTAACTGGGTATTGTTCTGGACCCATTCCAGGCTTAAAACTACCATCAGCATTGTACAAAGGAATATCCGCCATGCGATTAATCAAAAGATCAAATGCAATAGTTCCAAGGCTTTCACCTGCAGGATATAGGTTAGTTTTAGCTAAACCAGCTGTGTACATAGTTACGTCAATGTCTGTAACACCTCGGTACTGCATAGTAACTGTTCCCGGGTTATAAAGAAACTGAAATCCATATCTTTCTAGCAAAGGGCTTTTTTGTTTTGTATCCGGGTTAGTGTAGCTAGTATCAGAGTCAGAAGGAGTCACCCACATCTGAATCATGCCTTTGTACCCATTTGAGTCTGCCCACAAGTTATTAGCACTCTCCACCTGCTTTGGTGTGTTTACTACTCTTGCTGGACTTCCTAAAATATCATTACCACCTTGTAAGTAAGCATGTCTTACTGAACTGGCATTGTATCTAACAACTTGCTTGTATAACGAGTTAACGGTTACATCTCCCGGAAGATCTCCTGAAGGAGATGGAGGTGTAGCTTGTCTAGCTGCTGCTCCAGAAATTTCAGCCTGTACTCTTCTTTCGTACTCTCTTATGGCAGAGTCTTTTAGTTTTGCTCTTGCTCGGTAATCAGTCAGCCAAACTGGAATCATAGTTTTATCAAGATTTGATAGGAAAGGCTTGAACTCTACCCTGTAATTTCCTCTACCAGTGCTTTCCCCACCAGGCTTTTTAACCGCCACTAAGTCCGTATAAGGCTTGTTGCTATACCAAGGTTTTTGATTTGATAAAGACCAAATAACCTCTCTGATTTTTACTCGCTCTTGTCTTGCTTTGTTCAGAGCATCTTGTGCAATCTGCAAAGGACTTTTAGCAGCCTCTGCTCTAGCTTTACGAGCAGCGTCTCGTCTAGCTTCACTATCTAAAACAGTAGTCGGTGTTGCCACGTGTTAAAGCCTTCCCATGTTAGTCAAATGTGAATCATCTTCTAAGTAAGTCTTAACTAGTTTTGCAAATTTACGAGCCTCATCCTCATTTGCTTTAGCAATAGTCAGATTAATTGTTACGTTGTTTCCCCCACCGTGTGATCCCATGCTAGTTGATGAAGAACCACCCATACTTATGTAGCTAGGAGACCCGCCCATACCAGACCCACCATTATCAAGATCGTCGCCTGTTGCTAAAGTACCGGTCTGAGTTCCACCAAATCCTGTTTTGGTTATTCCTTCAACAACGCTGTAACCAGCAGACCCCTGTACGCCAGATATACCACTAGTAACTAAGCTTGATTCACCTACATATTCAGCTAAAGAGCTAGACTTTGAAGAAGCATCGCTTGATTTTCCAACGCTTGCACCGGTGAGTTTAACCGCACCAGAAAGAAACCCAGAAGGATCTATAGAAGCTTTATTTTTAAATACCTCAAAATGAAGGTGAGGACCTTTAACATGTCCACTACGACCAGATCTAGCAATTACCTGGCCTGACTTTACCGTGTCTCCGGGGTATACATTTGCGCCTTGAAGATGGGCATACAACGTCTCATAACCATCGCCATGATCAATCCTTACAAACTTGCCATAAGAATTTGAACCAGCACCCTCGGCACTTGCAACAACTTTTCCATCTGCGGCTGCATATACCGGGGAACCATCCGGAACTCCATAGTCAGTTCCTCTGTGGTAACCAGCAGCCCACATTTTTCCTTTTTGTCCATACCTTGCAGTAATGCGGCCATTTGCCGGGGTAGAAAACTTCATATTTGGTGAGCCTGTACTAGACCCAGTACCAACTGAGGTAGAAGGTCCACCAATATTAGCATTTCCAGCCATACCAAAGATTGTTTGTAGCCAAGGAACTGCACCAATTAGTTTATCTAGCCCAACCATTTCTGCTCCGGGTACCCATGCATTAGTAACGTCTTTAGCAAAACCCGAAACTGCTTCAGTTTGTTGAAGTTTTGCAGCAAATGCCGGGTTAGCACCTATAATTTGTAGGAGAGCGTTTAAATGACCAAAGTTTTCAGTTAAGTCACCAAACTCTTCGTTAAGAGGCTTAATTACATTAACTGCATCTTTAAGAGCTTCTATATAAGGAGCCTCTGCCTTATTTTGCTGCGCTGTGTTGGATGTTATTAGGTCCATTTGAGCTTGGTAGGGGTTTTCATTACCAATATTTTTTTCAAGACCAATAATCTTATTCATATCCGAATCGCTTGATAGGTCCATGTTTAGACCCTTTGCACGGTTTATAGCATACTGAGCAAACATAGCTTGCTGTTCTGCACTCATTCCTGAGTTACGAATATTAGAGCCTAGAGCACCTCTGCGAAGTTCCCTCATAGTATCTTCAACTGACATAGACTCTTGGCCTGCAGTAAAGCGGTTGTAAAGCTCTTTAAATATCTGACCTGAAGTTTTTTCTTTACCAGTAGAAACATCAGCAGTAAAAATTCCATACTGACTTAACATTCGTGCCGCCCCAGAGCCACTTGTTAAGCCTTCAAGTGCAACGGCCGCTTGTTCGTTGCTCATGTTCATGTACCTAGCAGCATTTTTAACACCAGTTAGTGTTTGCGTCATAAGCTCTCCATACGGAGACATACCCGCTGCAGTTAGATACTCTAAGGTACGAGCATCAGATCCTTGGCTTGTTATACCGCCTTGCATTGTGCCAAAAACACGTTTTTGCATCTGGGCTCGGTTAAACCCACCACTTGATACACCGGCGTTGTAGTATGTTTGAGCTCTATCAAGAACGTCCGTAACACCAGGCATACCCATGCTGTTTGCAGAAACAAGGCCAAGCCCTAGCTTGGCACCAGCAGCCACTGTTTGAGCTGCAGCTGTAGCAGCATAGCCAGCCATGCCAACACCCGGACCCAAAAGGAATCCACCAAATTTTGTTACCATTGCTGCAGGACTATTTGCAGTCTCAGTCAAAGTGTTACTAATTTGGCCTAGGGCATTCCCCATAACGTTGTTAGACCCGCCACCGAGGCCACCGCCTCCGGATCCTCCTCCACGAGGAGTTCGCCAGCTTTTAAAGTCGTTACCAATAGACTGGGTAAGGCTCTTAATTTTTCTAAGTTCGGACTCAAGACCTTGGAGGTCGCTGCTAATATCAGCCATCTTTGAGCACCACCTTACCTAGTTCTCGGGCTATTTCTAGCCAGTTTCTTCGTTCTCGTCTACTCAAGTTTTGTATCTGGTCTAAGGACCATCCAGCAAAACTTACTGCTAATGCTGCCCATTCTGACATTAAGTCAGAATAGGCCATTTTTCTAGAATCGAAACAATGCCCCCAAACTAATTGGGGCCACTACCTCTCCATCACAGTCCGGGCATTGAACAACTATGTCGTCAAACACCGGACCAGGCGATCTCTTAGAGATCTCTTCTGCTAATGCTTTGCGATCTACTATTCCAATGTTTTGTATTTGAAACTTACCAAGAGATGGAGAACCATCAATACTTAGCACTGTCTTCTCTAAAAGAACAGTCGTAAGTTCAGCTAAAGTACGGTCAGAATTAGACCTAAGCTCTTTTTGGATACTTCCATTGGGCAGCATAACCCCGTATTCTCGCCTACCTTGGTAAGTAAACCCACGGTCATTAATAGGATCATTAAGAGTTAAAATTTTAATGTCCTCATCAATGTCTATTTCAATAGATTTAAAATCCGAACAACCTTTACAGTATCCGCCAATAGTCGCAGTATTTCCAAAGGTTGCCTTATAAATCCCTAGCATCAAGGTGTCCCTATCACCGGCTAACAGGTCATCTAAAAGCTGTTCAGTAGCTGGTAGGTTACCAACTGAAACTACGCCACTAGAAAGAATTATAGAAAACATTTTTCCAACACTATTAGCCTTAGTAAAAAGTTCCTCATCTTTACCTGTTAGCTCCCTAACTTCAGCTACCTTAATGACCTCCCCAGCGGCGTTAACATAGCCGCCAGGGAGTGTCACTGAGGTATCAGCAGGAGATTGTAGCTTGGCCTTTTCGACCGGAGCTTGCTCGTTTTGTATTTTGTTTAGTACGTTGTTAGCTAGCTGAGGGTTGTCAGAAGCTTTAATCGAATTATTTACCATTTTTTTATTCCTTTAATTAGGGTAGAATACCGGTTCCAGCGGTAGAACCAGCGCTTACTGGTACAGCGTTTGAGGTCCCAAATGTTGGCGCACTAGTAGAAAGGTTTGAAGCCCAGTTAAGGTCAAATCCCTCGTGCACTAGTGTTACCTGCTCAACAAAGATAGCGTTGTCACCAGCGTTTAGGTCTGAGTAAGCAACACTAGTTGGCCAAGCGTTGTACACGTTAAAACGAAGAGCTACGTGGTCATCTGACGCAACGCTCCCCGGGGTACCTGCACCAGAACCTGCAATAGGGTGTGATAGAACAGCGACTTCTAGGTCACAACGGAAGTTGTTCTTAGAAATGTCTATTGCAGCACTTCCACCTTCTACAGTTGCAAACAGCTGTCGCATCCACTTCCAGTGCTGGTCCGTACCTAGAATTACACCACGCTGTAGAGAAATTGGTGCAAATGTAGTCTGACCTGGGATCTGGTGAACAGTGGTGTTGTAGCCACCCTCACGGTAAGGGATACTGTCAGTGGTTACTGACATACCCGATACTGAGGTGAAGCCTAGTGTAGCTCCACCACCAGTTGGAAGCCACTGACCACCATTAGTCAAGCTCAAAGGCTTAAATGTAACCAGGAACCTAAAGTTTCTGATTGGGTCTGTTGCTAGATTAGATCGGTTATTGATAATTGTAGCCATTACTTAATCTCCTTTATTTAGGCTGCAGTCTTTTGGCTTAGGTTAATAACCACAAACTCAGCTGGGTACTCAAGAGCAACACCAACCTCAATGTGAACTTCACCTAAAGCAATAGAATTGTTAGTGTTGTTCTCTGCATCAATCTTTACAAAGTAAGCATCAGCTGCAGTAGCACCACGGAGGCCGCCCTGGTTGCGGTAGTCATTCAAGAACACACTCATAGAAGTACGTAGACGTGCCCATAGACGCTCATCGTTGTTCTCAAACAAAGCAGTCTCAGCAATATCACGAAGTGACTTGTTGATGTAGTTAAGGCTACGACGCATGTTTACATACTTGTTTGCAGTACCATCTTGAAGAAGAGTGCGTGCACCCATTGCAACAATGCCTGCACCTGGAACATTGCGGATAGCGTTTACAGCCGCACCCACAAAGTCATCTCCATCACTGGTGTATGTACCTGAGTTTAGGTTGTCTAGCTCAGTGGTAGTAAATGCCTTTTCAAGTGCCAAAGCACCACGAACATTTGCACGAAGACCTGCCGGAGCTTTAAATGGGCCAACTTGCTTGTCAGTAGAAATGTACAAGCCAGCTACACCACCTGCAGGGCCAATCTTTCGTAGCGAAGAAGAGCTACGGCCAATTGGGTCTTGGATGTAAATGTATGGGTAGTACACCGCTGCGTGGCTAACTAGAGGGCTAACCGACGAAGCATACTCGATAGCAGCGTTAACTGTTAGACCAGGAGCAGTGTCCAAAACTGCAAATGAGTTGTTTAGTGAAGCCCACTCAACTAGAGCATTCTGGATCTCATCTGCGTCATTCTCACGTTTTGCCCATACTTCAGGAGAGAAAACAACCAAAGGACGATCTAGAATTTCAAAATCAGCCAAAGCATCAGTGTAATCTTCAGTTTCAACAGTAGTACCGTCTAGGTCTGATCCAGCCAATGGCAAAATAGCAGTTGATGGAGTACCGCTGCTAGTTACTGTAATAGTAATGTAGCTTGATGATTGGTTGACTACTGACTCAGCAAAGTCAGGGCTAAGAACGTCGAAGCTCAAATTACGGTATTGTTCCAAAACAATATCATTAGTAAGAGTTGCGCTGTTGTTTGATGAACCTTCCTTGTAAACAGTAAGGTTCCAGTTGTTAGCACTTGACGTTGCAGTAAACTGAACACGAAGAGTAGTGCCTTCACTGCCTTTGTTCTTAGCAGTAACAGTTCCAATGTTTCCAGTAGTTGACTTAGGAACTGTAACTGTTGCTACGTCAGCGTCTGCAGCAATGATTCGTCGGACGTAAAGCTCCGAACCACCATTCTGAAAGAACTGTCCAACACCAAAAGTAGCTGGGTATAGTACGTTATAACCACCGTAAGCCTTGACAAAGTCATACCAAGAGGTAATTAGGGTTACAGTATCTGGGCCCTGAGCAAACTCAGCAACAATAGCACCAGCAGCGTTTGCGGTACCTGTTGCAGCAATTGGCGCAGGAAGTAGGCGTTCATTAATGTAAACACCAGGACGATTGTACGTCATATTTTCTCCTTAGATAGTTAGGTATTTCTTTAGGTACCGAATTGTTAGTCAATAATGATAGGGTCGGCGCTTACAAACTGCGGGTCACGTAAAGTGCCACCAGCATTTTCTGGGCTTAGTTCGTCTATTTGTGCGGATGTTACTTGCTGCAAAACCTTAATAACGTCAACTGGCAGTTCGCTAGAAACACGTACGGTTATTGCAATCATGAACAGACGCTTTGACTGTTCAGGAATATCTCTTTTCGAGACATTTAAGACGTCTAGACGACGAACAGTTGTGGTGGGATCTCCATCCTCATCCAATACATCTGTTACAACTTCTAGCACGCCAAATCTAATTGGCAGCACATTGCCAAGCAACTGAGCCAAAATCTGTCGGTCATGCCTAGGGTGACGTGAGTACGCCGTGATTTGGTAATCAATATTTACAGGAATAGGAAGATTAACTACAAATGATTCACTAGGACCTATATCATCTGGAGCCATATACCAGGGGCTAGCAATCCCACGCATTTCTCTTGCATCATCTTTTTCCACATCAATCATGTCGATAGTGATGAAAGGAAAAGCCTGCTTAGCCAGTTCCTGGTCAGGCTGACCAAAACGAACACCGACTTGGCGAGTAACCTCGCTGGCGTCAGCCTGCTGGTCTGTTACTGTAATTCCCTGTAGTTTAAGTCGCAGAGCTTTGTCTTCTGCTAAAAGGAAGGTCATATCTTACCGCCCTTCAAATTTCCCTTTTCAAGATTACGTTTAATACTTGATTTAAATACGGCAATAGCATCAGGGTGGTGGTTATTGTATTTCCGAATGACCGCAGTAGGACGCTTACCAGGGTTTCCATACTCATGAACATACGCCCTGTCTGCGTGCTCATCAGCAAATTTAACTTTAAAACCATCGTTGTGGTCAACATGTAGACTAGACACTACATCAGAATCCCAGCCATTTTTAACAGCACTAGCCCGCAAAGCGTGGGTAGTGTAATTGGCGGTTTCTACAATCGCTTTATCGATTGCGGACAGAAGGTGCTTCACTGCTTTTCTTACCAATCGACTCAGGTTTTGCGAATTTGCCATTGATATACCCCGCACCTAACAAACTGATCATAATGTCCTGTTTGTTATTAGGCCGGTATGCCATAGCCCCACGTGTAAACTCTTCACGTTCTTCTAGCAAGAGATAGTCGTTGACTCTCTCCCACCAGGGCTTCCATTCGTTATTTGGCATTTCGCAAAATCCCCATTCGAGGCGCAGTTTTTAGCAATCAAAGGCAAGCTCCGCACGGATACTTACCTCTCCAGAATAAAGAAAAACCCTGCAAAATGCAGGGTTAATCTTAAATGTTTAGGTTTACTTATATTGAGCTTTGCCAGAACGAACAGCTTTACCAGCGACCTTGTCATAGCTCTTTACTTGCTTAGCTTTATACGCTTTGTCTTTAGCATCCCACTTAGCAGCCTTCTTTGCAGAAACAATTTTGTCATGGGTTACCTGCTCTCGAGCGCCACCTTCGCCTGGCTTTTCAACTCTACCACGTTCTACATCATACTGTGCAGTACGCTTACCGTTACTACCAAGCAACTTATCAGTAATTTTTGCTGGCTTTTGAGCACGTACACCGCCAGTGCCTTTAGTCATTCGTCTAACCTTAGAGCCTTTTACACCAGCATCTTTTGCCTTTGAAGTTGCTTCAGCAAGACCTTCACGAGCCTGTGAGATGCCTTCTTTGTTAGCCCCTTTAGGCGCAACACTCCCCTCAAGCTCATACTTACCTGCAGGACGAGAACGAACTGACTTCTTAAGATTGCTCTTAACATTTGAAGCTGCCATCTTTACATCCATGGTAGCCCTTTTCTTAGGACTTAGAGGTTTCTTTTTGGCATCAGCACTAACGCCCGGCATTTTCCATAGATCAGCCATTATTTCTTTCCTGCTTTCTTTTCACGAGCGTCTTCACGCTTTTCGCCTTTTTTGCCCTCACGTTTCTCGTGAGCAGCTTCTTTGGCCTTTATACCTTTGATAATCTTAGCATCAATCTTGCGATCTTCGGCCATAGTCTTAGGTTTTTTCTTTTTACCGTGAGCCTCATCAGCCTTCTTAAAAGCAGCTTTTTCGCTTTTTTCAGTCAAGCCAGCTTTACGGAGCATCGAAGCATCTTTCTTCTTGTCCTTAGCTTCGGTGTACTTACCTTTGTTATAGCTATTAGCCATTTTTTTTCTTTCTCTTTGAAGCAGCCATATTGTCCACAAGATTAGGGTATGGACGCCCGGCTGCCTTAGCACGTGCCTTAGCAGACGCCTTTTGAGACTTAGACATTGGCTTGTCTTTTTTAGTTGGATCTGGAGTGTCCCAAACCTTTTTTTCTTTAGCCATTACTTTTTCTTCAATCTTTTAGACATAGCCGCTGCCTTCTTTTTAGCATCGGCTTTTGATGATGCTCCCCAGGCTTGAAGACTAAGTAGGAGACGAGTAGGCTCACCATTAGGCTTACGCTCTGGTCCAGGGTTGTTCCCCATTCTAGCAAGAAAGGATGCTCGACGAGGGTTATCGCCAGATTTAACTGGTGCTTTTAAGTCCGACCCAGGGTTAGCTTTTTCGTAGGATCTACGGCCCTTTTCATTAAGACCGCCCTTTTTGGCTTTGCCTTCTTTACGCTGCCATGCTTCACTAGCCATTATTTTTCCTTTTCCTATAACTATCAGAATACAACCAATTAGGTAACTTTTTAATCTTATTCTTTGCAATAGGCTTATAATCAGGCAGAGTTTTTGCCCACTCTTCTCCGGCAGGAGTTCTAACAGTTTGGGATTGAGTAGGTGTAGGGATGGATTCATGCTTAGTCGACATGTGCTGTGCCATTGCATACATTCGTGTTGCTAAACCTTGTCTGCGATGTTCTGGGTCAACATGTATTTCCTGTATAGATCCATCCTGACCTCCCCATGTCAAATGGCCAATAACTGGGGCGTCATGAGATGTAAATGCAACAATCTCGTGTTTAGAGGTTGATCTGTGCGGATGATAAGAATACTGAAGGGTGTATACATGGTCAGACTGACCTAGCCTAAATTGTTGATTTCGGTCATCGCTACTTAAACCTAGATCAAGGTCAGTCATTACTTAGTTTTCTTCTTAGCCGGAGCTTTTGGCTTTGGCATGGTGGTAGGCTTAGGAGCAAATTTAGCTTCGTGCTTTACCCACTCCTCATCGTGCTTGGCCTGTAGTGTCTTAGCCGCAGCTTCTTTAAGCTTTGCCTGGTGCTTGCCTTGGCTTTGCATCATCTTTAATCCACCTCCATTCGGAAACATAGGCAGTTTTTTGCCTATCATATTTGCAATTCTTTTAAAGTCCATTACTTCTTTTTCTTCCTTGGCGCTGCTTTTTTAACAGGCTTAGGACCAGTAATTTTGTCGTCCATTGCAGCCTGCGCTTCGTAGTAAGCATTCATCTCTGCGTTACTGCGGCCACTTTTTACTGGTGCAGCAGGGGCTGTCTTAGGACCTTTTCCTGGAGCATGTCCAAGAGCAGCAGTATGTTGAGCCAATAGAGCATCATAAATCGGAGTGTTACTCATTAGCTTAACTCTTCTTCTTTCCCTCAGAGTTCTTTTTACGAACTGTAAGGGTCTGTTTGCGCTTCATGTTAGGATGTTTTACCTTAGGAAGTTCAGGAGTTTTTGCTACAGGAACTTTAGGGCTTTTAGGGCTTTTAGGCTTTTTTACTACCGACATTACTTCATCTTCTTCTTAGTAGACTTTGGCTTTGAAGTAGCCTTCCAACCATCGCCAGTAGTGCCATACTTCTTGTGAACGTTGCTTGCGGCCACGTCGCTGTCACCCTTTTTGATAACACCTTTACTGTAAGCCTTTACAGTCTTCTCGCCTTTTCCAGTGCCTTTTACTTCTACTCTTTTGTGGTTTCTCATTAGCTCTGCCTTAGATCATCTAGATTGTTTATTTGATACTGTCTGAATTGTGGGTCGTTGACCAACTCTTCAGAGTTCATCTGGTTGAGGTCCACTGTTACTACCGACCAGCGGTAGCCAAATGAACCTCGAGGTAGTACTCGGGTAGGAATCCATACCTGCCCACGGTACAACACACGGTCCTTAATGTGGTTATTTGGCTCCGTAATTAATGACGGTAGTAGCCTATTAACATCACCAACATTTAGAACAAGTCTAAGTGTATCAGTAACATAAAAACCACGTTCGTTCATAACGTTAGTTCCTCGAATAAACTGAGCCATAATAGTAGGCATTTTAAATGGAAGCATCCATCTTCTACCAGTGGTAGGTCCAGAAGAATTTGATACATCATAAGTATCGTCTACAACAGTATCGTAATTTTCTTCTAAAAAGTATTCTTGCCAACGAAACCAGCTGACTTCTTGTCCAACGGTTCCCCCAAGTTCCTCAGCAATACCTTCGTACATAGACTTAGCCTCATAATCCATGTCAAACCTGGAATTACGATCAGTCCCCTCATTGCCACCACGCATATGGGCTCCTAACGTCTATTGATAGAGGGTAAGTAGTGCTGTTCAAACTGTTTAATGTTATTAATCGCTGTAATAAACCCATAAATTGCTTGTGTGTTATCAGCCCCAACTACAGGCTGTGACATGCTGTTTACTAAATTTGCCGTAATAGCCATTAGATTATCTCCAATAAAATCCTTGGCTTTGTTAATAAATTCAGGATCTTCTTCAACATAATCAAGAAGAGGACCAAATTCATTAAAAAATAAAATCTCATCATCGCCGCTAACTACGGGGCCATGAATAGTTTGCACAAATTTATATTCCATATTTACCATTTTCCTAGAGGGCATGTAGCCTCGTGCACTTTAGTTTTAATATTCATAAAGCACATACATTCACGGCATTGACGAGTTGGCTTGAAGAACTTGTCACAGCTCTTACAGATGTCATACCGTACTTTAGGGTCCGTTATTACTTGTTTTTGTTCCATTATTTAAGTCCAAAGTTATCCACAGCTATGTCAGAGGTAGTGGAGACAATACCTGCAGAAGGTGTAGTTGAAGGGGATGTAGCTGAATAAGAATTAGTATAACTAGTTCCAGTTTGCCCCGCACCGGTGTAAGCAACAATAGTTATTAAGTTGTTTGAAGTATTAACTTTTAAGCTTAAAGTAGGAGCAGTGTTAGACCCAACACTTGTAGTTGTGGTGTAGTTAGCCAAGGTGTTTACTGTGCCAGAAACTTTTTGTATAAGCTTAACCCTATTAGTGTAAGTAGTAGTAGCTGTTGCAGAATAGGAGCTGGTTACAAAACAAGTAGTCCCACTCAAAGTACCGCCAGATGGGCAAGAATAACTTGTGCATTGACGACAAGGGTCACTTCCTCCAGTGCCACAATCTGAGCAAGTTTTGACGCAGGTTACGTTAGGCTCTACCCCAGTAGCAGTACCTCCATTTGGGCAAGTGTACCCAGGGATGTTTACTTCATAACAAGCACCATTAACACACTGAAGAGTACCTCCATTACCGCCAGCTCCCGAACACCCAAAACAACTAGCAGACATATACAAGCTACTGTAGCTAACAGTCGCAGGATAGCTGCAGTCATAGGTTGTAACATTTCCACAATTGACAGTGGTTGCAGTAGCGCTGTAGTTGCTGCTTGTGTCGCAGTTTGTGCCATTTAGAGTACCGCCAGATGGGCAAGAGTAGCTAGTAGAAGAAGAAGTCTCTGTAACTACTCCATACCAGTTATTTGAGTTAGTAATCCAAAAAGCTAAACCGGATCCATTACCTGATGGAGTGTCGACTTTAACCTCATAGTCAGCAGATCCCAAAGGGTTAACTACTTTCGCAAGAGGATACGTGCCCGTAGAAGCCTTGGCTTGATTAGAAACAATAGCCCAAGTTCCAGTAACATCTTCCCAAGAAGTAACCCCATTAGATACAGTGCCCAGGGAAGAAGCGTTAGCCCTGTTAAAATCATCAGTAATATTTGCAGCGTACCATTGACGCCAAGTGCCATCTACCTTAGTATAAGCAACAGATACTGATCGCCATGACCCTGAAACTTTAACGTAAGGTGCAGCAATCGTCTTATAGGCACCGCTTACTTTAATAGATCCAGGCATGGAACCTCCGTATCTATCTATTCTGCCTTATAGAATTCCATGTTTCTGGCTAAGCGGGCATCTTCTGGATTGAAGCTCAGTGCTATTTCGCCGTAATTATAAGCTGCTTCTTTGTCCCCTAGGTTGTAGGAAGCAATAGCTGCAAGGTCGTAGGGAAGTCCGCCCCAAGCAAACTCCTCACAAAGATAGTCAAGTGGCTTTTCTTTAACTAGCAAAGCAAGCCTGGACCAAGACAGGCATTCTTTCCAATTCTTCTGGTTGTAGTAGTATGTCGCTAACTCCACTGCAGCCTCTCTCCTACGTGGTGCCTCAATGTTTGCTTGTATTAGGTATTCCTCTGCTCTGGCGGGATTACATTTTGCCAGGTACCTATAAGATGCTGCACGTTCTGGTCCCCAAGTTGCTTTAGGATTTTCCAAGTGTTCAACAAACGTGTCAATCGCTTGATCGTACATGCCATTAAAAAAGTATTCACGAGCTAGGTAGTACTGATTGCGGTCGTCAGTAGGGTCTTCCTGTACTGCCAGCTCTAAAAGCGAAAAGTACTGCCCCCGACTCTTAGTATTGTCTGGGTAGTGGTGGATTTCTAGTCCAATCCACTCCTGGACTTCTTCGATTCGGTCAGCTACTAAGACTTCGTGGACTGGGTGCTTCCATCGGTATCCGTGTCGTCTGTGGATTTTATCTGCGCCATATTGAAGGCCAGGCTTATTACCGTTCCAAGACCAGGTGTACTGATAGCGAGGACGAGTAGTCTCTGGCTTAACTTGCTCAAGATTCTCACGCCAGCCTTCCACAAGGACTTCATCCATGTCCAAAGCAATACAGAAATCAATATCGGCAGGAAGCAAAGCGAGAGCAGTATTGCGAGCATCATCAAACCGCCAAGGGCTAATGGAAGCAACAGCCACCTCAATGCCAAGTGCAGTCGCAAGAGCGGCTGTATTGTCTGATGAGCCAGTATCAAGAATAAAGCGGTAATCTGCATCTTTAGATGACTCCGCCCATCGTTCGACAAATTGTTCTTCGTTTTTTGCAATCGTGTATACAGCAATTTTCATACCGTTAACTTTCTTGGGTAATCCGTGCATACGGCGTAAGCACTGTTTTTATATGAGTCCAGATTGGATAGGTCTAGGTCTACTACAATAGAGTTTAGTGGAGCAGGCTGACCCGGATATACCCAAATCTGGCCTGTGCTAGTCAAAGTGTACTTGTCTTCTTCATGCCAAAAGTACCGAAGAGAAGTAAGGCTATCGTTGAAGTAAGCCAGCGCCTCTTGGTTTTTACAATGAAACCACGCCTTGTCTGCAATCTTAGACAAGAAAGTGTAGTCAATCTGATACTGGGCATAGTCATGCCCAAGCCAGAGCGTGCCACCAATAAACCAGATGTCCACCTCAACTTCATAACCCTGAGCTATTGCATCGAGAATATAGGCAGGCTGGTTCTCTGCTTCGCTAGAACCATTGATATTGCCTCGGTGGGCAATCTTAATCAAGATTGTTCCTGATGTACTCGTTCATGTCCTCTGGAGTTCCAACACCGTGCATCTCGTCTACTTGAAACAGGGTTATCTTCTTACCGTCAGCGATAGCCTCGTTGTATACAGGAGCAATGTAGAACTCCCCGTTGGTGCGAATGTCTTTAGCAATCATCTGCTCTGCATACTTAACGTAGTCAGAGCCCTTTGACCATCCATAGATGCCTACGTTTGCTTGGTCACTAATAACGTTCTTCTCAGCAACTTCCGTCACCATGGCCCAAGAACTTTTGACGTAAGACCATTTAGGGTCAGAGGCAGTAAACACAGCGGTCACTCCATCAAACCCAATGAAAGACATTCCTTGAAACGGCCTAGAATCCCATTTGATTATCTGGTCTGAGTTAGCAATAACTAGAGGGGTGTCGTTATTGACTAGGTCCTTGGCTAGGAGACTGGTGCTGGCAGCACCATCAGTCAGACCATCTACCTCAACAATTGAGCAGCCGGGGGCAATCTCGTCCAGCACATCATCTAGGTGATACTTGACTCGGTGGTCTTTCTGCACCAAGAATATGTAGTGGCCGTCAATACCTAAGCTCTCCACCACGTGCTGAATCATAGGCTTGCCAAAAATCTTAATCAGTGGCTTAGGAAGAGAGTAGCCCTTTTCAACAAACCTGCTGCCAAGCCCTGCCATAGGGATTAGCACGTTAGGCTTTGTGGATGACTCTGTCAATTCGGTCAAAATAAAGGTCTTTTCTGTTTAATACTTTTTCTATTCTAGCACCTGTTGCAGTGGCCGCCCTAAGACCAATCTCGCTATCTTCAAAGATAATGGTTTCATCAGGCAAAGAGTTAAAGTATTCCATGCATGTATTGTATATTTGTGGATCTGGTTTGGGAAACTTCACATCTTCGTTGCTTAAGGAGTAGTCTACGTATCGGTGAACTCCCAGTGATCTTAGGCAAGTGTCCAGGGTCTGCCTGATGCTGTTGCTGGCCACCGCAATCTTTATGCCCCTAGACTTGATGAACTTAAACAGACTAACTAGATCCTCGTCAGGAGAAATGCTTTCAAACAAAACAGCAGAATATTCCTGTTTTCTTTGCCAAACGTTTCTGTGAAGCTCCTTAGGTAAACCTTTTGTTTCTGTAAGAATTTGAAGCTTGGCATTAGTTGTTAGTCCCTCATACACTGTGTCTTGCTCGTTCCTAAGGATTATGTAGTGACTGCCAAACTCATCTAAAGCTAAGTTAAGGGCGTTAAAGTGTATCTCCTTGCTATCTAGGAGAACTCCATCTAGGTCAAATATAACTAACTTAATCATTGCACTCCAGGTAAGCCTTGAGCTTAGGGTTCCCTTCTATCTTTTGCTTAAACTCTTCAAAACTACGAGTCGGGTTCTGCACACAAGCGTATGTGTGATTATGGTAGTAAGCGAGGTTTTTGTAAAAGTTGTGTATCTCCTGAACAAAGAATGGATTAGTAATATCCTTAGGAGCGTTTGGAGGGGGTACCGAGACAACTAGTGGAGTTACAATCTCAAACATGCTGCCGCCGGTTTGCATAAATGCAGCGTTAGTTAGTCCGGATCCAGTTATAGAAACCATATTTTTTACCGAATAAAAGTAATCAAGTTGCTCTTGAAAACTGTTGAACTTTTCTGCGTGAATTATCTCGTACCCTAGGTCAGCAAAATACTTTTCTAGCTCTTTGTGGTCATCCATCCTAGAGTCGTTAACGTAAGTCAGCCCCTCGGCAATAACATCAGCTCTAGGTGCCATTAATCCCCGGCTTACAAAAACATTTTTAGTAGGTTTTATATCTGGATTAGTCACTTTTTGTTTAAAAAACTCATGCACAAGGGTAGATTTTCTGCCGGACTCGTAGATAAAGCTTACTATTCTAAAGTTGTCCATGTAAACCACATCGTAGTTTTTTAATTGAACTAGATTTACAGCAGTTCCATTTTCTTTCAATGTTTGTACAAAAAAGTTAAAAAAGTCCCACTCGGCGTGGGGAGCATACAGCGCTGGGTAAATTTCACTAATGTCAATCACAAGGTCGTGGTCTGGGTATTTTTCTAAAGCGTATAGTATCTCGGACATGTCGTCCAAAATTGAGTGGTAAAAGCTGTAGCAGATAGACTTTACAAGCTTTTTTTTGCCGTTAATTAGATTTATTGTGGTTGCATTAGAAGACTCTATGTACCCTTGTACCATGTTTTCTCCTGGAAAGAAGTAAAACAAGTCGTCACTTGTAGGCGGGTTTACGTTTTTAATCGTATACATGCCCTCGTAACTTGGAGTTGTTAGGGTGTCCTTATCGTAAACTGATGCCTCTATAGTAGTTACTTGGTCTTTTCTAGACCTAATAAAAAGACTTGGAATTTTCATTAGCTGTTCTTTTCTAGATTACGTTTAATTTCATTTTCTTTATCTCGCCTAGCTCTGGCTTCCATAAAATCTTGAGAACCTAAAGCGTAAAGTTGACCATCAATTGACCACTCCACATTAAGCTGACGTCCCACTGCAAATGTAACAAACCAAGACAAAAAATTAGGCTGTACTTCTTTGCCAGCAAATACCATGGATAGAAAATCTATACCGTCTAGCTGGTAAGGAACTATTATTTGTCCGGTATTAACTGGGCTAAACTCTAGCGGCACATAGTCTGTAGCCCTCCATGCACACTCAAAAGCTTTGCAGGGATCCTTAGGTCTGTTTTTGTAAATAGTGCAACCAACACCTGGAGTGACAAACTGACAGGGTTTTCCTGGAAACATGTCTTCTCCAAGAATATTGGCAGACAGCCACCCTTCGCAGCACTTGGTGCAGTCTGCGCAGCTGCGGTCACTCTTGCCTAAACTCAAGGATACTTTTGCCATAATTACTTACTGGTACTTCTTCCTGGACCAAAAGTGTTTTTTATAAAATCCAAACGGTGGATTGTGCATAGTAAATCTGTACACCGGAAGTTTAGTTGGCTTTTCGTCCTCAACGTGGTGCTTCCAGTCAGCCCGTTTGAATGGCAACGCTTGAGCTATCGGGGTACCTGCTGGTATAACTCCTACAAAGTCTTTTTTAATAAAGAACGGAAAGTTTACCGGAAGTCCAAAGCTGTCGGTTTCTACCACTCCTGATAGGGTGTAGAAAGGTAAGTCTATTCTATTCATCGGATGAGTAAACAGGGTGCTGTGCCCTTTAGGAGTTTTTATCAAAAAGAGATTGTTCCATTTGTATGGCTGCTTTGAGTATTCTCTTGGTATCTGCATATCCCCGAGCTGTGATTTAGCATGTGTAGAGACCATTTCGTGTTTTGAAATTTGCTGAACTCCAGTACCGTCAAAGTATACGTCTGCGGCTAGAACTAGCATATAGCCTGAGGTCATAGAGTCTAAAAATGGCATACATTTTTTTATGGTGTCAATTCCCTCGGCCACTCCAGGAATTTTTCTAAACCACTCTGGCAGCAGTTTTGAAGCTGGCTGCGGGTGGTTAAGCTCTAAATTAATGTCTACTGAGTAAAAGTTAATCTTTTTTGTCATCGTCTGGCCCTTCACTAAAAGTCTTATTTACATACTTAAGTCCTTTTTTAACAAGTGTTTCTTTAGGATCAAACTCTACAAATTTAGTTTTTCTAGATGTTAATACCTTTGAAGCGTCCGTGTTTACACGAATGATCTCCACTACTGTTTCATCTTGTACTAAAGCAAGATAAGTTAATGGGAGATGACTAAATCTATCTGTTTCTGGTATAAAGACTGACCCTGGGTTGTAAATAGCCTGTTTAGTTCTTTTTAAATCAAATAGTTTTTGCTTTAAAAACTCAATCAGAAGTCCTCGTATGGTGGGCCTAAATTCTTTAATAAGGTCGCCATAAATCTGTTTTTTCTTTTTAAAAGGCATTATTGATAATTCTTTCTAACCCAGAAAAGTTTTTTATAGCTTTTTCCTGGAGTTCGTACCGTGGCACCCTGCAGATACTCTAGGTATTTAATTCCAGCATCGTTGTTTATCGCCTTCCATGAGGCACGTTTGATGGGGATTATTTGAGCAAAAGGAGTTCCTGCAGGAATTACTCCTACAAAGTCTTCTTTGATAAAAAACGGTATGTTACCACTAGTGGAGTACTTATCAGCGTCCATAATTCCAGACGTAATTGTAAATGGCAGGTCATGTCTGTTGAGCGGGTGAACTACCAACGCACTCCAGCCTCTAGGTAATTTAAATCCCCAAAAGCCTTTGAACGCTAAGTGATTGGGGCAGTGACCTGCTGGTCTAGGCATATGTTCGCCAAGAGATTTGGTTCTCTCTGCAATAAAGTCCTTAAACACTTCCGGAGAGTTCCAAGATATTTTTAAAGATCCATCTTTGTTTTTAGATACAAAAATGTCTACTGGAGTTACCAACATGTACCCGCTAAGCATAGCGTCCATAAAAGGCACGCATTTCTTGAGCCCTGGGTGTTCTACACCGTGTTCGTCTTTAAACGTAAACTCAGACTTTTGATACCATTTAGGTAGAAACTTTTTAGCAGGGGCTGGTTGCCCTAGGTTTTCATACTCTCGCTGAGAGAAGAACCTAATTATCTTCATGTTGTAGTCCTAGGCTCGTTGAATATTTACCGATGCCCCTATCGTGTCACTTTGAGCGTATTGAGTAGGGGAAATTGAAATTCCATAAGTAGTGTTAATTGTTGCTCCAGTTGCAGTATACACCAGGTCGTCACCTATTTGAGTCACTAAATTAGTATCTGAAAAGGCCTTAGCTGTTATTTGGTTTCCTGAGGTGCTAACTAATATTGAACCAATGGTCTGGGCAGTAGAAACTATCGAGGAAGTAATTGTTGAGACCGTGTCGCTTACTGATCTGTTAATTTTAAGTATGGCTTGATAAGCAAAGGTTTCTGCGTTTGTAAATGAAGTATACGGTACATTTGAGGTGTATGGTGAGTCAGATGTGTAAGGCACATTAGATGTGTACGGGTCATTTGAGGTATAAGGGTTACTTGAGGTGTAAGGGTCATTTGATGTGTAGGGGGTGGTGGATGTATAGGGAGTAGCAGATGTGTAAGGGGTGGCAGCAGTGTATAGCCCAGCAGCAGATGTATAAAACGTTGCGCCTTGTGTGTAGTTAGTTGTTCCAGCGGTATAGGTTGTTGTGCCTGCAGTGTATGTCCCACCTGCAGAAGTATATGAATCGGCTATAGTGAAAAAGCTAGAGCTAGTGAAGTTTGTTGCAGAAAGCCATGATTGAAATGATGTATAACTAACTGAAAATTTTCCACCAGATGAACTAAATTTAGGATTGTTATACGTAAATCTAGAATACGTAGTTCCAGAAGCGTAATTAGTGGCCTTACTATATACAGCACCCTGTGTGTATATTGCATTTACAGTGTATGGAGTCGAAGAAGTGTAGGGTGTAGAAGCAGTATACGCACCACCAGCTAGTGTGTAAGTTGTTGTCCCTTGTGTGTAGGTTGTCGTTCCAGCTGTAAAAGTATCTGCTGCTGAAGTGTATGTATCCGCACCTTTAGTGTAGGTTGTAGTTCCTACTGAATACTGTGGCCCGCCGATGCTATATGTAGTGTCACCTTTAGTGTACCCAGTTGCACCAGAGGTGTAGGTAGGTGCGCTTGAAGTATAGGTGGTTGCACCAGACGTATAGTTTGTATTCCCTGGAATAGTGTTAAAAGTAGAATCTGTCGTGACCATCCACCAGTCAGAGCTGCTCTGCACCCAGATAGCCGCAGAAGCGCCATTGCCAATGTCAACAATACTAAGAATGTTGTCCTGTGTTGGCATTGATACGGTTGCGATTGGATATGAAGATCCTACTGCAGAAGTTGTAGTTGCAGTTGCTTTTGCTTTACCGGAATTTACCTCGATAGTTCCAGCAACCGCTGTCCACTTACTTCCGTCAGTAGCGGTACCCAAAGAACCTGTAGTGTTTGACCTTCCTGCAAAGTTATCGTAAAACCGCTTTCTTACCGAAGATACAGCACCTAAAAATACGTCTTTAATAGCCATTAGAGAGTCAAATCTCCGCCTAGCACCCAAGTATTAGATGCACGTTTGGTAAGCACCGCCTGTGACCACTGAGCCCTAGTCTTATTTCCAGGAGTATAGTTTAGGGTTACTGAAGGGCCAGTAACTGTGAGCTGCCCAGTTCCAGTTTGCAAAATTGCAATTGTCGCTCCTACTGGAATGCTTGTAGAGTCCGTAGGCACTGTAATAGTTGTTGTGACGCTAAATTCAACTAAGCTATTTGCATCTCCAGATTGCAATGTGTAAGTTCCTGAAGTCCCACCGGAGTTAATTGAAACAAAAGAGGAAGGTCCTGTTGGGCCTGTAGGACCTGTAGGACCTACAGATCCTGTAGGACCTGTATTTCCAGTCGCTCCCGTTGGGCCTGTAGGTCCTGCTGGTCCTGTGTCACCCTTGTCACCAGTTCGCACAAAAGTGATGGTTACGTCTAGGCCGTCAGCAAATGATGCAACTGAGCCAGATAGGTAAGCAATTGGTACATGGAAGTACCCAGTGTCATGAGCGTGGGGGCCGTTGATGGCGTAGTAAACGTAGTTGTCTGGGTCAGCAGTTTCGCTTACACGGAAGTGGCCCTTGATTGTTGACGTTGAGTCGTCGATAGTCTGTAGGTAGTTGGTTACATCTACAGCGTTGATGTCAAGGATGTCGATGAATAATGCAGTTGCAGTAGTCAACGTGTTATTGAACTTTAGGTTTCCAGAACCTGGGTCAGACTCAGTAGTGTTAGTCAGGTAGTTGTAGTCAAACGAGGCTCCACCAAATGAACCTTCTGGACCAGTAGCGCCTGTAGCGCCTGTTGGTCCTGTAGGTCCTGCATCTCCTTGTGCTCCTGTTGGACCGGTAGGTCCTACGGCACCAGTTGCGCCTGTCGGCCCGGTTGCACCAGTTTCGCCTTGAGGACCGGTAGAACCAGTTAACCCAGTAGCTCCAGTAGGGCCAGTTGGACCCTCAACACCTGTTGCTCCCGTAGGACCGGTAGAACCAACCTGACCTTGTGGCCCAGTCGGACCAATGTCTCCCTGAGGTCCAGTAGGACCAGGATCACCTTGAGGGCCAGTTGGTCCAATATCTCCTTGCGGACCAGTTGGTCCCACATCTCCCTGAACGCCCTGTGGTCCTGTTGGCCCAGTAGGTCCTACAGGGCCCGTAGCACCGTCATTGCCCTGAGGTCCTGAAGGACCTAGCTCTCCAGGTACACCCTGTTCTCCTTGGGCTCCTGTGGGCCCTGTAGGGCCAATAGGACCCGTTTCTCCCTGTGGTCCAGTAGCTCCAGTAGGACCAGTTGGACCTGCAGGACCTTGCATACCTTGGTCACCTTCAGGTCCCTGTGCACCGTCATTACCTTGAGGTCCAGTAGGACCGGTCGGACCGACTTCGCCCCTATCAGCTACCGGAGTCCAAGAAGCATTTATTGATCCGGGAGTTGGAGGGTACCCAGGGTTATTTGGGTTTCCTGTTCTGTAGTAAAAGCCGCCTTGATATGTGACAGCGTCGCCATAAGTGTAATCTGCGCCATTATCATAGGCACCTATTAAAGTCCAGGGTTCCGGTCCAGTTGCTCCTGTTGGACCTGTAGGACCTGTGTCTCCGGTTGTACCAGAAGGACCAGTAGGACCAGTAACGGTAGAGGCAGCACCAGTAGGGCCAGTTGGTCCTACACCTGTAGTCATTAGAGCCGCCGAGAACCAAGTACCTTGTCCTGCTCCTCCCCACTGAAGACTTCTTGTAGAAGAGTCTCCGTTATACGCAGTGAAGTCTACGTAGTCAGTTGAACCATTTAGATAGACAATCCTGCTTCCACCCTGCGATGAACCAGAGCCAGTTACTGTTTGATTTTGGAAGATTGCAAAGGTACTTCCATTCTTGCGAATTTGAACGTTGTATTGGTTAGTTGTTACCCCAGCGGCAGTCCACCATGCGTGCAAAGCAATGTTGTAATAGCCAGCAATGTTAGGAGTGAACTGCTTAGAAGTAGCATTCCACCAACTGTTTGGGTCAACGTCATCTACAAAAGAAATAAGTATGTCGTTTGTGTTTGATGCAATTGACTGGTCACCAGACAATTTTCCAGTTGCAACTGTGTCAGTGGCTGAAATATTAGCACTAGGACCCGTAGCTCCAGTTGCACCTGTAGCTCCAGTAGCGCCTGTTGGACCTGTTGGCCCTGTGGCACCAGTAGGCCCTGTTGGACCGGTCGGACTTACTAATGACTTGTTGACCCATAGTTCATTGTCTGCATCATAGGCCAAGACCTGATCTTCTGTGGGTGAAGTTAGTAACACATCGTGTAACTCGTGTAAACCAGCTTGCTGTGTCCACATACGTACAAAAATGCGGCCTGAACTAGAGTTTACTTTTGTTACAATTGCAACTGAAATTGCAAGATTTGGAGAAGAAGGCTCAGTTGTAGTAAACCCACCAGGTGTTGAAGGGTTTATGAATAAAACATCTCCAAGAGTATAAGAACTAGTGTTTACGCCGTGTACGTCACCAGTTATAGTCATAAACCCTGATGATCCGTTGGCTACAGTTTCATACATAACACCAAGCATGTAGCGTGGTTCTACTGAGCCATCGGCAACTGCCTTAGCAACACGAATCTGGTCACCAGTTGCACCGACAGCCATAACTGCTGTTCCAACAGGAAGCGATGCACCAGAATCATTTTTTACAATTATTCTTGTATCAGGTGAGTAATCTCCAACCCAATTAACTCCATCATGAAAGTAGATTCTACTTTCATCAGCCTTGAAAAACAGATTGCCAGCAGAGCCTGCCGAAGGGAGAGTATTACCCGACGGCAGGCCTACTGGAGTTAAAAACTGTCTTGACAAGATTGGTCCTTATTAGCCGATTACAACTACACGGTAAGACGTTGCAGTGACAGTTGTTGCGGCGGCCCATGACAACGTTACAACTGTAGTGCTTGTGTGCACTACATCAACCTCTACCAGTGCATCAGATGATAGCTCACGTACTTGGACAGTTAGATCTTTAGTTCCCATGTTGTGGGTAACTGCCCATGTAACTTGTCCACCTGATGGAGTTAGTTCCGGGTTGCTTACTGCGTATTTGGTAGTAAACCCAAGTTCGGTTTTTGCCCCTGCAGCAGTAGTTGCACCAGTACCGCCATTAGCAACTGGTAGAGTACCATTAAATGAAATAGCATTTCCGGAAATTGCAATGTTAGTTCCTGCGGTGTACTCATTAGCAGCCGAGAACTGAGTCCAAGTGGTTGCACCTGCTGAGTAAGTAGTAACAATCCAGCCAGTGGCAGCATAGGTTCCGTCAGTTACAAGAACATATGAGCCCTTTTCTAGTTCGCTAGCAACAGGATCAGCGTCTGCCGCACGAGCAGGCGCACCCGATGCTGCTACAACGTAAATACCGTTTTCAGTGGCGGTTGCCTGGTTCTTAATAAGGATGCGGTCACCAGCAACAAGAGTTACTCCACCAACAGTGTCGCCAGCCTCAAAATCAGATGCTAGAGTTCCAGCGGCTGAAGTTGCAGCACGTACTGATTCCTTAACATTCAAACCTTGAACAGCACCATCAACGTAAGTCTTAGATGCAATCGTGTTTGTGTCTACCGAAATTGCTCCAGTAGTGTCGTTATATGACAAGCCAGTTCCAACTGCATTACCTACAGCATCCTGAGCACGCTCATCTGTAAAGTAAAGGTTGGTAGTTCCTTCAGTTAGGTCATCAGTGTCTTTACCTGTCCACTGGTCAGCAACAGAGAAATTAAGCTTAGTTTCTCCATCAACATATGAAACAGTAATGCCTGTCTGAGAACCGTTAGTAATTAGGGTTCCAACGGCATCCTGAGCTCGCTCATCAGTAAAGTATTTATTAGTTGAGCCTTCTTCAATATCATCAGTGGTTAGTGCGTTAATAGCAGCAGTAATAGCGCTAGTTACATCGCCACCTTGAGCCAAAGTAATCCATGCAGAACCACTGTAGTAGCGAAGGGTGTTATCGCTAGTGTTGTAGTACACCTGACCAGCAACTGGGCTAGATGGTGCACTTGAGAGGTTTTGAATGCGGGCATTCAATAGCTCATTTTTGTTCAGGTCAATACCTGTTAGAAATTGTCTTGCCATTTTATTCTTTCCTTAGGAGAGGACTGCAGTTCCAGAGATAGCTGCTGAGAACTGGATAGTTAATAGGTTTACATTTGTATGTGTTACATTCCCCTCCGCAATATTCCCCGCACTATCAAATGCAGTAACATTAGGTCGAAAATGCAGATTGTGAGTAATAGACCAGGTTGTTTGTGCGGACGATTGTACGTGACGATAAGAAACTGCTGCCGGAATGAGCTCCAGAATCTGCTCGTTTGTGACTCCTGGGCCTGTAGGGCCTGTAGGGCCTCGCTGACCTGGAACTCCAGGCAGCAAAGTTATGTCAATCTCTGGGTACCCAGGACTGTTAGGAACAAAGGCTCCAGTGCCAGAAAGTAAAGCCACATCCATTTCTGGCATTAGTGGAGCATCAGGATTAATAGCCATTAGAGAATTGCAGTCCTAACACGTTGGGTGAAGAAATCGCCGCCCTTAATTTCATCGTAATCATTATCTGCGTTCTTAATGGCTATTGACCAGTAAGTGCGGCTAGCAAGTCTGAGAGTAGTGTCTTTATCTAACGAAAGTGCCAACTCAGTGCTTACTGGGTCATCGTTATCGGTACGGACAACTTCAAACTCACGGAATGTTTGAACGCTTCCTCGCTGGTGCAAAATACGTGCAACAAGTTCAACGTCAGTGTAGTCACCCTCAAGAGTAATAGTTGTAGAGAAGGCACGACCTTGGTAGGCGGTGAGATCACCAGCCTCAGTAGGCCATGGAGCAGGTTTGTCTCCATAAGTTGGGTCTGAGTCGTTGACTCTTTGTGGCCATGATCTGTCATCAACTTCTTGTGGCTTGTATACAGGAACATACCGGTTTGTTGCCTTAGATATACGGCGAAGTGTGAATACATCAATACTATAAAGACCAACACCAAGTTGAACACAAAGTTCACGATACTGATTTTGACGAGAAGTTACCATATCCATTAACTGTCGGTAACGTTCTGATCTAGGGATATTCACGCCATCTGGGGCTGAAATATCAATATCAAATGAGGCATCAGTTGCCAAAGTATAGAGTGCCAAAGTAGTGGCATAAATTGTCAGAGGGTATTCTTCAATAGATGGAAGATTAGTTATAGTGATCTTACGGCCAAGAACGTCAGTATGACGTGCGGTGTGATCACCTAAAGCAGTGTTTACTATGTTCGAAAGCTCTGCGTAGGTAAAATACCTGTAATACATGCCACTTACAGTAAACTCAGAGCCATCATCTGGAACATTGTCAATTACTAGAACACCAGTAGACTCTTCAACTGAGGTTGTGTTAGTTATGTCTACGTTATTTTTATAGACAATCACTGAGTCGGCATCTAGGGGAGAATAGTGGAGTTTAAACCTGTTGGTAGTCCCATCCGCAACAAATTGCGTAACAAAAGACTTACCAAGATCGCCAAGTTCAAAGCGAACTCGCTCTACAAGACTGCTTACAGAAGCCACTGTTCCTCCGAAAATGTTTTCATTTTAGTTTCCCTTAA